CACCTAAATAATAATCGTATAACAATAAAGAAAGGAACTAAAAGATGATACTCACTACTGGTAAGATAGTATTCGTTACCGATTCAGATGATTCAGACTGCTATATTGAGAACTTAAGGACGGAGTACAACACAAATCTTTATCGCATAAAGATTGATAGAACGCTTAAACCTCCCCATTACCAGCTATTCCAGGAGTATAAGGAGGGCAAACGAATATTGTGCCGTGAGTTATTTTCTTCCAGCAAGCTGGAAAAGATTGTAAAATATATAAGTGAAAACATTCAATAAGAAAAAGATATGAAACAGACATTAGAAGAAGCAGCAAAAGAATATGCAAATGAAAATTGCTGGATTCCAGAAGAACTACATGATTCAGAGATTCCTGATTATATGGAACATTTTGCCAAGCACTTTATCGCTGGTGCTGAATGGAACGCAAAGCAATCTCCATGGATAAGCGTAGAGGACAGGTTGCCGGATAATCAAGACATAGTATTAGTACGTGGTGAATATGGTGGAAAGTGCACTGCCTATCTTCATGGCAAAAATAGTGGATTTATTACTTACGGAGAAGACGCTTATAAAGTCTTCGGAGAAATTACCCACTGGATGCCAATACCGAAGTTTGACGAATAAATATTAGAAAGGAGATTAATAAATGACTGAAGAAGCAGCAAAAGAACTGTTTCAATATGAACAATCTTTATTGGAACAATATGGGCATATAAGTGTAATAACCTTTGACGAGTGGTGTAAAATTAAAAAAATTAAGATAGAATATACTAGAACAGATTAAAGAGAAAGGAGATTGATATGAAAGCAAAAATAAAAACAACCGGAGAAATTGTGGAGGTTGAGGATTTATATGATGATGGTACTGCCTTAGTGAAGGACAGATATTTCAAAGTGTCAGAATTGGACTTCTTTGAAGATTTTGAAGCCATTGATTGGGAACAGAGGCGCTATGAAATAGCAAAATCTGCCATGCAAGGAATGCTTGCACATTCTACAAGATATAAACCTAGAAATCCAAATACGAATTGGCATAATGCCATTGCGGAAGAAGCTAAAGAATTATCAGACGCTCTTATCAAAGAATTAAAGAAAGAAACAAAGTTATGAGAACAGCAATATTTTTAGGAGCAATAGTAATTGCTGCAAGTATTAATAGCAATTTTATTCATGGAGGCACAGATCTACTATCTGTAGTTCTGTTTATTTTTATAGGGGTAGATATTATTGATTTATGTATTAAAATAAAGAAAGGATAAGTCATGTATGTAGCAAGAGATAAAGGTGGTGATTTATATCTTTTTCAAACAAGACCAAGAAAGGGTGATAAATTACATATCTGGCTAGAGGAATGTATCAATAATATGATTAAGCTTGATGCTTCTTTATTTCCCGAAGTAAGTTGGGAAGATGAAGAGCCGACAGAAGTTGAATTAGTAAAGAAGTTATGAATAAGATATTACTTGCTAACTGTGGAACATTAGAACCTTCTACACTTTCCACTTTAAAAGATAAATGTACCGAATTGGGGTATGAATTAGTTGAGGAAGAAAAACTCAAAGTTGAACTTCCCAAAGAGAAAGTTTACACTATTATGCAGCCACCACCGCCTTTGCCGGATATAACAATGCTGGACAGTCCAGTCAGTAATTGCAGAAAAGTTCGTTCTTATCATGAGGGTGATAATATTCACTACAATAAATGTATCAGCAAACGTAGAAAAAAGAACAAAAATAAGAAAACGCATAGAAGGAGGAAATAACTATGGGATTTACAACAGCAGCGTTTATACGCAAAAATACACCGGAACTCCGGAAAAAGTTGGAGGAATTGGGATATAAAGACGCTTCTACGGTACAAGATAATTATACCGCAATATATACAGATGAGGAAGAGGGCGAGTTTTTCACACAGTATTTATCTAATATTACAGATGATGAAATTGCAGTCGATTGCGGAACCAACGAAGAGCTTTTCATTTCTATAGCAGCATTGAGGGATGATATTGATATACACCAATGGTTTACAGATGGCAAAGAATGGTTCCAATGTCGTTTTTTTAAAGTAGGCATGCATTATTCTGATAAGCCAGAGATTTTGTTTGAAAGATGGCATAAGGCTACCGTAGAAGAGCTAATCGAACACTTTAGAGGAAAGGAGGAAGACAAATGAAAGAAGATTTTGTAACATTAGAGACAGCATATCTGCTGAAAGAGAAAGGAATGTATATAGATATACGATTTCCTACTAAATACATCGCCCAGAAATGGCTACGTGAAACTAAGAACCTGCATGTTGAAATATCCTATATGTATGGGAATTATTGGATATATGACATACTGACGATTCCAAAACATGACATGGTAGGATTGTCGGATAGACCACTTATCCATTACATCACCTACGAAGAAGCATTGGAAGCTGGAATACAGGAAGCATTAAAACTAGTGAAGGAATAGCCATGCCAACAAGTGGATCTCGTTTCCGTTATGAATGCCACGGAGAGATAAAAACCAATAAAGGCATTCTAGTACAAACAAGCCTATTTGGTGTATAACAAATCAGAAATGAAAGTATCACTTAAAAAGGCTTTTACCATATTAGATGGAAGGCTATCAACGAAAATGGATGATGTATATGAAATGCTGAATTTTATATTCTCCGAAAACCTTTATACACATCAAATTCCAACAGCTATGCGAAGGTTAAAAGAGTCGAACCCCGATTGGTTTTCGGATGGAGTAGACATAATTGAATCTATAAAGCAGAATTACAATACAAATGATTTTCAAGAACTCATGGAGATTATTGATAAAGAGTTTTATGCTTATGAGATTGATTTGGGAAAAGTTGAAGCGTTAATAAACTTTTCAGATGGATTATTTCCTAAAGAATAAACACTCAAAATAATAAGAATTATGAACCAAGAAGACCTACTGGCGGAATGTATGAAGGAAGCCATGAAAGTGGAGTTCCTTCATACCAGCGAAGAAATCAAATTATGGGCTTATTCCCTGTATAATGCGAAAATATGGGGGAGGAGTGTGAAGTAATAAACAGGAATTTATTAACTTTGTGCTACATGTCAAGTGGCATGTAGCTAATCAGACGAAAAGACATGAAGTTATCAGTAAAACAGGAAAATTTTTGTAACTACTATATTGAGTGCGGAAACGCATCCGAGGCTTATCGTCGTGCATATCCAAGTAGTGAAAATTGGGCTGATAAAGTGGTATGGACAAAAGCGTCGGCTCTGTTAGATAATGGTAAGGTTTTGGTAAGGGTAAAAGAGCTTCAAGAAGAACTAAAGAAGAAATCAGACATTACAAAAGAAGAAGTATTGAAGATGCTAAGAAGCTTTATGTATGCTGATATACGCAATTTCCTTACCATAAAAAACGGCAATGTTACTTTCAAAGATAGTGAGGACTGGACTGACGAAATGGCAATGCAAGTCGAAAGCGTTAAACAGGGGAAAGAGGGGATTGAAATAAAACTGAATGGACGTACATGGACCATCCAAAGGATATGTAAAATGCTTGGCTTTGATTCTCCGCAAGATATGAATGTAAATATTGTATCTCCTATGACCAAAGAGGAAGCCAAACGAATAATAGAGGACTTATGACAGGAGAAGGATATGATTACATACGAGCATTTTGCTTATCAGGGACGTTAAATTATACGAGATACTTCTTTAAAGCAAGATTCGGTCGCAAATTTGTAGTAAACGACCATCACGTAAGGATATGCCAGGCTCTTGATGATGTGATTGACGGAAAGATAAAAAAGCTGATAATAAATATAGCTCCCAGATATTCCAAGACAGAATTAGTAGTTAAGAATTTCATATCGTATGGGCTTGCAATCAATCCATCTGCAAAATTTCTTCATTTATCTTATTCGGATGATCTGGCTAATGATAATTCAGAAGAGGTAAGGGATATAGTTAAGTCGGAAGAGTATAAGCGTGTATTTCCTTATGTGGACATTAAGAAAACAAGCGATGCCAAAAAGAAGTGGTATACAACAGAAGGCGGAGGAATGTACGCAACGGCTGCCGGAGGACAGGTGACAGGCTTTGGGGCTGGTGCTGTCGATGAGGAAAACGATCTATCCAAAGAATTGGAAGAGTTCAAACCGTCGTCTAAATTTGCAGGTGCATTGATTATTGATGATCCGGTTAAGCCTGAAGATGCAATATCTGACACTCCCAGAGAAAAGGTTAACCAGAGATTTGAAACAACTATAAGAAATCGTGTTAATTCACGAAATACTCCTATAATAATCATCATGCAAAGGCTGCACGAGCATGATCTTTGTGGGTATTTGATGGAAACAGAGCCAGGAGAATGGAATGTCTTGTCTCTTCCGGCAATAGTATATGAGGATGGTAAGGAGAAGGCTTTATGGGAGTTTAAGCACACTCTCGAAGAGTTACATAGGATGCAAAGGGTGAACAGCTATGTTTTTGAAACTCAATATATGCAGAATCCAACGCCTATGGAGGGCTTGATGTATGGAAAGTTTAAGACTTATGAGACTATTCCGATAACCAATAGAGCAATAAGGAAAAACTACACAGATACAGCCGATACCGGAAGCGATTATTTATGCTCTATTGATTACATAGATACGGAGATTGGGAATTTCATTATTGATGTCCTTTTTACGCAAAAAGAGATGGAGTTTACCGAGCCGGAAACTGCTAAGATGCTTACTAAAGACCAAATATCTAAAGCAAATATAGAAAGTAACAATGGGGGAAGGGGATTTGCCAGAAATGTAGAGAAGCAGATGCGGATGATTGGCAATCCCAAAACTCAAGTAAGTTGGTTTCATCAGTCTAAAAACAAAGAGGTTCGCATCTTTACCAGGTCTTCCGAAGTGATGAATCTTACTTATTTCCCTGCTGATTGGGAAAGAAGATGGCCGGAGTTTGCATCTCAACTGAAAACATATAGGAAGAGAGGGGAAAATGCTCACGAAGATGCCTGCGACGCTCTTACAGGAACAGTGGAAATGAGAGGTGAGATAGATGTCTTATACTACAAGAAAGAGGAAATAGGGGCAAATAATCAGGTATTTGTTGAAATACATCCAAATATAAACGGATTATTTGTATTAGTTTCTTTTTGCGTCGTTGGTGGAAAAGTGTTTATGCTTGATTGTTTCTTTTTTGACTCTTTACTTCCGGTTGATCGTCTTAATAATATTGAAGGGAATGTACAGATGGAAATACCTGTTGAAATGAAGCATTATGCGGATGATTACAGGAGGAATGTTAATCATAATTTGTGGGTAAGAGAAGAAGCAACAGACAAGAAAACTATGATTGAATCGTATAAATCGATTATTAAGACAATCTACTTCCCAGAGTCCGACGATTCATTTTCTGCCTTAATCGCTAACATGTCTGATTATGATGGGATTAATAGCTTTGAAGGCATGTATGTGCTATCTTGTGTGTGCGCTCGTGTGAAATCTTTAAAGATGCTATAATTACGAATAATAATTATCTATTTTTATTTGGACTAAATAGAAATTATTTCTATATTTGCAGTGAGGATACCAATCCCTTCGTGTGAAGATGCACGGAACCTATACTTTTTTATGCTATCGGCTCTTTCGTTAGCATGTATGTCCGTAAAGACCACTTCATTTCGTAGGGAATGGTTATCTCAAATCAGATAATCATTCTTTTTATGTCTAAATTAGGAAATTGGTTTCAAAAAAAGATTAATATATCTGCTCCTTCCATGAGGGAGGCGGTAAAAACTATCGAAAAAGATTCTAAAGGGAATTTCTGGTATCTTACCAATTTCTTCTCCCCATCAGGTAAAATCAAAAATGACTATGATCTAACTTTGGATCAAGATAAAGCTGATTCTCTTCTTGTATGTACTCCGTTCTCTACTGTTATAAATAAAGTCGGTTCTCTCTTCGCAAATGGGAGAATATATGTCACAGACAAGGATGGGAATGAAAAAGAGGGATATAACGATATTAGAGAATTGCTGTCACGTCCTAATCCGCTTCAGACGAGAGTAGGATTCTTCAAAGAGATCGAGATGTCATTGAAACTTTTTGGATATTGCCCTATTTTTACTGTAAGATCGTCCAGAAAATCATTGCCACTTGCAATGTATGTTATTCCTGCGCAAATTTTTCACATGGTTTCGTCTGGTAAGCTATTTCGCCAGTATGATATAGAAGATATTGTTTCTAAAGTTTATCTTGAATGGAATGGATTGCAGGAAGAGTTATCTGACGAAGACTATCTTGTAATTTATGATAGTTCTGCTAACATAAATGGAGCCAATCAAGACATTAATTTTTCGTCTGTTACAGATTCGCTCTCTATGCCGGTCAATAATTGGATAGCAGCAATGACGGCTAGCTATCAATTAATTGTAAACGGTGGACCCAAGGGTATAATATATTCCGATTATACAGATAAAATGGGAAATGGAGCTATGACTCCAGAAGAGAAAGAAGTATTAGAAACCAAATTAAAAGAGAAATACGGTATTCTCAATAAATTTCCTATCCTGACATCAAAAATAAAACTTGGTTGGATTCCCTTGAATTATGATGCATCCCAGCTTAAACTTCACGAAGAGGATGAACGGTGTAGTAGAAAGATATGTAATGCAATAGGTATTGACTATAGTTTATTTGATGAATCTAAATATGACAACAAAAGCATAGCGGAAAAATCAGCTTACCAAGGTCTTATTATTCCTGATTCGGAGAAAGTGACAGAAGCTTTGACGGAGGCTATTTGTCCGAAAGGCGTTTTTATAAAGTTAGACTATACTCATATTGATTGCCTTCAGCAAGACAAATCAGCATCTTCTTCTGCATTTCAGAAAATGGCTTCCTCTTTAATTCAATTAGTTGAAAAGGGGCAAATAACTCTTGATGAATCCAGGAATGAGCTGGCAAAGTTTATTGATATTGATCCGGACAATCCCAAAGGTGAATTAAAAACTAATAACTCTATTGAAAATGGACAAGGCTAATAAATATAATGGAAGAATGGGAATGCAATATAAGACATTCTCCATTTATGCTAAAGAGGTAAACTACGACAATGAAAGCCGGACTATTAGCGGTTACGCTGCGATCTTTGGCAATAAAGACAAAGCTGGAGACATATTGGTTAAAGGCTGTTTTTCAAAAAGTATTCAAGATCGAGGTCCGGAAAGTTCTGCAAATGACAAGATAATCATGTTGTGGATGCATAACATGAATGAACCCATAGGACGGATTACAGTATTAAACGAAGATGAAAAAGGACTTTATTTTGAAGCTGTAATAGACGAAGTGCCACGAGGTGAGCAAGCAATAAAACAGCTTGAATCCGGAACTTTAAACCAGTTCTCGATCGGATATCAGTACGTGTGGGAGAATTGCGAATACGATGCGGAAAAAGACGCTTTTATTGTGAAAGAAGTAAAGTTGTATGAAATATCAGTAGTCTCTATCGGTTGTAATGGAGAAACTGAATATTTGGGGCTAAAATCCATAGAGGATGCCGAAAAAGCTTATGAAGAATTAAATGCCGAAATATCTGAAGTGTGTTCAGGGATGCCCGCATCCAAACAACAAAAGATACAGAGAATTATATCAAAAGCAATGTCACTTGCATCATTCAGGCCGGAGAGTCGGAAAGAATCTACACCTGAAGGAGATGGAGCCGACATGCACGGCAATAAGGTAAAATCAATGTTCAAAAATTTAAAATTAAAGTAGTATGGGAAAAGAAGTGAAAAAGGTTGAGTTTAAGGATTTCCTTGATACCAAAGGATTGTCCGAAGACGAATCTAAAGTTTTTGAAGTGTTTTCCAAGGGGCTGGATGGCTACATGGAGGCTCTTTTCGCCCAGTTCATGAACGATGAGATTGATTCAAAGTCAATGAAAGAATCAATTGATAATGCAACAAAATCTATCGAAGAACTGAAAAAAGAAATCAAAGGATTTGCAGATAGTGAATCTATCAATGAACGTTTAAAATCATTTGAAGAAACAATCGTTCGGATCAAAGCCGCGACCGAGAAAACAAAAGGAGGCGATATCAGATTTAAGTCTCTTGGAGAACAAATTGCTGATGCTTGCAAAGGTTTTGTAACCGAGATTAACGGAGTCAAAATAATTGATGTTGAAGCTCTAAAGAAAAAGGGTGGAATTAAATTTGATGTCGTAGTGAAAGCTGCTGCCGCTCCTGTAATGACTACAGGCGGAAGTCCTGTTGCCGGTGGAATTACAATTGACGATCAAATCAGTGTAGCTCCTCGTAAACGTGCATCTATCCGTGACGTGGCTAATGTAGCAAGTATTTCTACTCCGTCCGTAGTATATGCTGAATTGAAAGATGTTACCGGTGATGCTGCATGGGTTCCCGAAGGAGGTTTAAAACCTTCAATGACAGCATCCGTGGAGACTGTTACCGTTTCTGCTGGAAAGGTAGCTTTGACAGCCAAGGTTACAACTGAAGTTTTACAAGATATTCCGCAATTGGAAAGAGAAATTGAAGCCGAGATTATCAATAAGATTGGTTTGAAAGAAGAAGATGGTATTTTCAATGGTACCGGAACCGGTGGCCAGATAAAAGGAGTCGGTGATTCTATTCCGGCATTTTCTTTGACGGGGATTGAAGTATCCAAATCACCTAATATGTATGATGCAATCGTTGCCGCCTATACACAGATTGTAAGCGTGAGCAACATGGCCTACTCTCCGAATGCCATTCGGATGAATCCGGTAGATTACGCAAATATGCAGCTCACAAAGAACGACAATGGTGATTATATCCGCCCGTTCAAGATTGGGGATGAATTGATTACCGGACTCCGTGTAATTCAAGATCCGAATGTAACGCTCGGTTCTTTCCAGATGGGAGACTTCCGTTATCTGTTTATTCGGGATTATGTTGTTCTTTCTATGAGTATAGGCTGGGAGAATGACGACTTTACTAAGAACTTGGTTACTATCTTGGGAGAAAAGAGAATGCTTGCTTATATCAAGTCGCAGTACAAGACGGCATTTGTAGCTGATACATTTGCCAATGTGGTTACTGCTATAACCAAAAGTGCTTAACGTTAAAAGATAAAATATGAAAAGAAGTAATATTAATACAGCAAAAAGCGACAAGTCCTATAATCTGGACTTGTCGGAAGTGCACAAAGTGACATTCCAAAAGGATTTCGGTGCATTTAAAGCAGGGGATGAAACCCATGTTTCTCTTCCGATTGCGATGAAATGGGTAAAGATGGGAATAGTTTCGGAAACTTCTGAAATTACTTCTGCGGCCGCCACCGCAGGATGCTCCGATCTTTTGAAAAAAGATAAGAAGAAAGGAGAATAAACGATGATTATTGACGGCTCATACTTTACGGGAGTGCTAAGTCTCGGTATTATCTGGGATATAGACGATGATTCAATCACAAGAAAGGTAGAAAGGGATAATCTTCAATCGTATATCGACTTATACGAGAAAAAGTATCTCCGAATGGTCTTGGGAAAAAGTATGAGTCGTGAATTCATTGAATATATCCTATCAGGCGAGAATGATGTCGATAAATGGGAAAAACTGAAAGAAAAGCTTTCTAATAAAGGATATAGTCCAATAGCCAATTATGTGTATTTTCACTATGTTAGGCGGTGCGGGATAGTACAAACTCCGGTAGGGACTACATACGCCTCTGATGATAAAAAGGCTGACCCAAACCCTCTTTTGATTTCTGCGTGGAATGACATGGTACAGATGAATGAAGATTTGTATGATTTCCTGGAATCAAATAAGGAATATGAAGGTTTTGTTTTTAATACAACCATGCTTGAATGTATAAATGGACTGGGAATATGAAATCAATAAACGATATATTTAGAGAAATTGTAGCTGATACCGCCAAGGCATACGGCAATAATGTATCTTATATGTTTGGGGATTGGGAGTATATTGCCGGTCAATTAACCGAATGGAGTCAGTCTCAAGAGAAAAGCAAGCTAAAGTTTCCTATTATATGCCTCTATTCTCCATATATTGAGGATCGTACATCTAAAGTTCCAAACGCCAGCCTTGAGTTTATTATTATGGTTGATACACTCAAAAAATATACCAATGAAGAAAGGGAAAGAGTATCATTTGTGTCGGTTCTCCGGCCAATATATGAAGCATTCATAAAAAGTATACTATCTTCTCCCGATCTAGTAAATGAGTATAACGGTATAATTCCTCATTTATATACGGAAAACTACCGGTATGGCAGAAAAGGTGTGGAAGCTGATGGTAAACCATTTAGAGACTTCATCGACGCTATCGAGATAAAGAATTTGAATATTAAAATTAAAAATATTAAGTGCTATGGCAACAGAATTTAGAGAATGTGCCGGTGTAGCTCAATTTAATACCGGTACTTCAAAATGTTTGCTTGATCCTGGAAAGGTAAAAGCTATTATCCTTACAATGCACGGGTACAAACTTCCGGCAAATGCAACTGCAGAGCTGTTGGAAGCAGCTTGTCATGACGACAGACCTAATCGAATCTTCCCGATCAAAACTATTATTGAATATGCTCCGTCGGGTGGCGAAGCCAACAAGAGCGCTACTGGATATGGTCCTAACAAAATTACTTCGTATTCTGCAAAGGATGATGTTTGGACTGTAGACGAATACGACGCAAGTTTGAAAGCCAATATCATGGTAGTCAAAGGCGTTGCTTTTGATGCGTACTTCGTAGACGAAAACAATGTTGTGTACGGTATGAATGATGGAACTGGCGTTCTTGCCGGTATTCCTCTTTCCGGTGTGTATCCAGGCGGTCAAGATTGGGATTCATCCGGTACGGAAGCCAACCTTACCATAGGAACTATGTTCAAGGACTACGAGAAATACGTGAAGAATGCTGATTACCGTGTATATAAGTTTGATGTAGTAGAAGCCTTAAAAGGGCTTGTCTATGTGGATCTTGTAAAAATGGACTCCGGAGAAAACAATTACAAGCTGAAAGAGCATTTCGGTAATCTTGATGTTACTTCTTTCTTTGGTGCGGCACTGGCAGAAGGTGCAACAAGTTGTTTTGATGGTAGTGTGTCTGCCGTTAAATATGAGAACGGAAATTTGGTTATCACGGCTACAGGAACTCCTTCATTAAAATCACCAAAGGTTCTTCAAGAGAATGGGGTTGTAGGTATTGAGCAATGGGTATCATGAAAGTAGAGGGAATCAATTTCGTAGACGAAGAAGTCCGGAAAATGAAGAAAAAGGAGTTTATTGCTAAGCATAAAGTTCTTTTTTCTGACCGGACTGAAATAGAGAAGGAAAATATCCTCTCTGATATCTATGATAAGATAGTAGGTGTCAGATCTCCTTTAGAGGATACTATTTAAAGTGGTTTGTTTTCAGGAAGGGGGAGGGCGTTTGCCTTCCCTTTTCTCTTATATGTTTGCGTATGGCTACAATAAAAGAAGCATTGGATAATGTGACAGCTTTTGTTAATGGGTTTGAAGGAGAGATTCAAAATACCATGGATTCAAACAAATCTCTTGTTAGGGAATTTGTGACGGAGCAGTTGTATTCAGGTGTAAATGGGAATGATAAGCCATTACGACCGACTTACTTGAATGACCCTTGGTTTGCTACTGATGAAGCCGGGAAGTGGAAGAACAATGCAAAGGGGTATGCTAAGATGAAGAAGAGGATAACAAAACCTACCCCCTCTTTCCAAGGTTATCCGGCTAGGGATATTTATACTCCCAACCTCATTATAACAGGCGAATTCTATGATTCTATACGTGTCTCTTCGTCCTCAAAGGGATTGAAGATAGAAACGAGAGGAAGCGACATAGGACCGGATATAGAAAGGAAGTATGGAAGCGCCATATTGGGAGTAGGAGGGAAGTCCCGTGAATACTTCCTCAAGTATGTGCTTAACCCGGCTCTCAAAAATTACTTTTCAAAATTTGGCGTATTATGAGTTGTTGGTGTCAAGGTAATAAAAGGCTTGCTTCTATAGAGAAAATGCGGGAAATCGCAAGAAAAGCTGCAAAAATGGAGAAATCGGTGTTTATTCTTTATTCCAAGGAGGATGGCAGTATTTGGTATGCAAAAGAGGGGGAAGATTACAAAGGTGTTTTCGTCGAATATATATATCCGTAATACGAAGAATAGAACAATGTTCATGGTGTGTAGTTAGAAAAATTACGGGGGTTATACAAAAAGTGTAGGAAATATAGAACAAAATAGTGAGTTGCTATAAGTTTACTAGTGCATAAGTCGGTTTTAGTACAAAAAGACAAATAAACCACAATAAGCGAATTGTGGTTTTCCGGAAGTGAAAATTTTAGGCTTATAATTGGATATGAAATAAATTTGTGCATAGAAAATAATACGGCTATCCTCACGGCTGAAAGATATAACGCCATCGGTGAGAAGTGAGGAGCTTGCCTTTGGCGCTTTTTTTATATGCCAGGCGTGGTAGGTTCAGCAGGTCGGTAAGGCGTGAAGAGGTTCGAATCCTCGCTTGCTACAAAATCGGTCAAATTAAAATCCCCAAAAGCAGAATATTGACCGAACTGCTAATGGGGACATTTATTTACTTTTAATTTTATGCAATGACATGAAAGCATTAAATTACAGGAGCAAAGATAGTGAAATTATTCCTATCAGCAATAGTCTTTTTGTATCAAATGATGTGAAAGGGGATGATGCAAGTCTAAGTCTTATTTGTAAATCCAATTTTTTAGGGCATGAGATCAATGTATATGGTTCATCTGAATCTCCCTTGTTCCTTGCTAAGGATGTGGCAGAATGGATTGAGCATTCAGATGTATCAACTATGGTGAGAACGGTTGATGAAGATGAAAAGCTGACCCAAACATTGTTTGTATCAGGTCAAAGAAGAGAATGTAACTTTCTCACAGAGGATGGTTTGTATGAAGTATTGATGCAATCTCGCAAGCCAATAGCTAAGCAGTTTAAGAAGGGTATAAAACAAATCTTGCGTGAAATACGCACTACTGGAGGATATATAGCCACCAAACAGGATGATACTCCTGAAGAAATTATGGCACGAGCCTTATTGCTTGCGCAAGCCACTTTGGCAAAGAGAGAAGAAAGATTAAAACAACTTGAAGCCCAAAGCGAGCAGCAACAAGCAATTATAGAACTACAAGAAAAGAAAATAAACCAAGCTACACCAAAAGTAGACTATTATGACAAGACATTATCAAGTACAGGATATCTTACAGTAAATATGATAGCGGCTTGTTTGGGAATTTCCGACATCAAGTTGAATAAGCTTCTTTGCCAATGGGGAATACAGTATAAGGAAAGTGGGGTGTATTATCTCTATTCTAAATACAGAAACAAAGGGTATACAGTGCACCGCCCATATCCATACAGGAGTAGTACAGGAGAAATCAAGACAAGACAACACATGTACTGGACGGAAATAGGGAAAAAGTTTATTATTGAGTTTTATAATTCTAAAATGGCAGCGTAATATGGAAACACCAATGGAGAAGCCTCTTGCACTTCTTGAAGAAGAGGAAATATTAAAAGTTGAATCAGAGAGAAATTCATGCATTATCTCTCACATCATAGGAGTACCTTTTATGGAGATAGCCTTTTATAAGACCTATGACGGTCTCTTAACCTTAGGTCTTAAAATGGATGGAAAAACAGAGCATATATCTATTGAATCAGCAAGGAAACTAAATAAATATCTGACAGAAATGTTATCAGATATTTAGTCTTAATTCACTATAATACAATAAAGAAAGGGCAGCCCTAAAGCTACCCTTTCCCACCTCCTTAACAAGAGATGTCGCCCGATTTGGTCGTCGGCTATCTTAGTAAATTCTGATTAAGTGTTCTAAGGTCGAATTTAGGACTTTTAGGCTTCCCGGTACACTTTATTACCTTCATCTCTATTCGTACATTCTCCGCCATAATAAGTGGGTACATCTTATCAATCCACTGATCTATTTCTTCGGGAGTCATTCTTCTTTTTCTTTCCATATCGGTATTAGTTTAGCATATTGGATATTCTGATTAACTTCTTTACAAATTCTTCTTCGTCTCCAAATCCTGAACGGGAAAAGTCCCGGAAGGCTCTGAAAACTTTCATGCAAGCAACGCCCTCGATAGGCTTGTAGTCACACTCGAAAGTGCTCATCCGTGGAATCTCAATCAAAGAGAATCTATACCGTTGCTTCTTGCTGGGCTTGAACCCGTTCGGGTAGTACTTGTCCGCCAGTCTCCTTATCCCTTCTACGAATAATTCTTTAGCGTATTCCTTGCTATTTTCCGTGTAGCGGGAATATTCCCTTACGAACGGGATTATCTTCGAAATAAAAGCCGGAAATGTGGCTTCCTCGAATGGCATATAGCTCTGTACTTCGTTGTATATCTTGTTTATCTGTCTACTTTGCTTCAGTGTGAAATAATTCTGTTTCATAGTGCCTTTTCTTTTTTTGATTATAAACTTTTCGATGTAAATGTATGTAGCGTGTGTTATGCTGCTCTTTCGTTATTAAATATCTTATGAAGGAAAGCCCTTCCTAATTCAGTCCATACGGTTATCGTATTGGTTCCTATGCTTCCGTCCGATCGAGTGAACTGACTTGTTCTTGTTTTTGTGTACCCGTTTTCACTATATCTAGCTGTCAGCATCCATTGGCCGGACTGATAAAACATGACTCCCTTTTCTTTTAGGGACTTGTGAAGCTGCTCGGCTGTTCTCAATGACAGTTCTTTCGCCATCTGGGTAGATGTGTAGGTGTTGACTGATTGAAGCACACTATCTACGTATTGCACTTTTGGGGCTGCCTGCTTGATTTCATTTGTAAGGCAGGCGTTTTGCTGTTCCAACATTGCTTTCTCCGCTTTGGCTTGTTCCAGGCGTTTGCTTAGTACTTGCATGGCGTAGGCTATTGCTTCATCGTCGTTGCTGACGGTCGTTACTCCAGTCTTTAAGAGTTCTTTGATACGGTCATTGCACCATAAATAAAAATCTGGAGACAGCCATTGAGCAAAAATTAGTGCTAAATCTTCATATAACCAGGTTCCTTGATTGTTACCACCCTGATTTACAATAACTAATCCCGTTGCGGGAATTCCCGTTTTGGCTGATAATGAAATAATTAGCTCATTAGTTTGTTTCAACGAAAGCCAATCATTTGTACGTTTATTGAATGGCTTTGCCATTTGTGTGGCGTTAATCATTGTATTTTCGCCACTCATAAAAGAAATTTGACTACCTTTGTAGTCGTAAACTACTGGTGTATTCATATAATTGAGTTGTTTACAGTGGGCAGATGCTACGAACGTCTGCTCACATTGTTAATAATAGGTTAGCACATGAAAAACTGTCGTTATCGTCACCGAACATCTTATATCCAGCAAGCAGGCTTAAAACGATGATTGTCATTTCTATCATAATCCTATCTTACTAAATAAGTTTAAATAAATAATCTGCGTTTTCGATAAAGCAGTAAATAGTAAAATACCCTTCTTGACAATCAGCATATATTATACTATTTCCTTTTTCTGAACCGTCTTGTAAAACAGTATATAATCTATTGATTACGATGTTATTTCGGTTAGCATGCTTTATCAGGATATTAATCTGGTCAAGTTTTGTTATTTCTATCATATCCGTATATTTTAATGGTTGGCAGGGCAAAAGCCCTGCTGGTTAATTATAGATTCATGTAAATGCAAGTAAAGTCACATTCTTCATCGTAGTCAACTTCCAGCTCCTTTTTGCCTGCGAAGAAGTTTTTTATTTTGGCTACTGCGTTATCATTTCTTCCATCGAAAGAAAATGTAGCCGATTTCTTTAAAACTGTGACCTCGATAGTTATTCCGGCAATTACTGATAATGTTCTTTCTAATTCTGTTTTCATAATCTTTATTTTTTAGTTGTTATTACTTTATTTCCTTTTTGATGTTACAAATGTAGGGGTTTATGGCAACACAAACAAACTTTGTAGCTGTAAAATGTAGCCGTTTAATAAACTTTTGCATATACAGACATGTTATGGTATATGATTACATACTTATTAACGATTAAATATTTTGATGTAGTAAATAGCTACTTTTGTTGTATTATTGATTTTCTTGTTTTATATTTGTGGCGTTTATTATAATATACTTTTAATATGGATATAAAAAGCATTATTAAAGAAAAAGGCTACACAATACAAGATGTAGCAAAAAAGATGGGGGTTAACAGGGTTACTCTTACTCTAACTTTACAAGGAAATCCAACCTATAAAAAGCTGAAAGAAATAGCAGATGCTATAGATTGTGATATAGTTGATTTCTTCCGTGATGAAGTTTCAAATTTGAGTACACATCAAATAAAAGAGGAAGAACTTACCGCCCTAATTAATCACAAAGGAAACTTCTATAAAGCTAATACAATAGCCGAATTAGAGAAAATTGTAGCTGAAATAAAAGAAATATAAGGAAATATTTGCTTTTTTGTGTATTTGTATGTTAATTTGCTTTCGTACAACCAATACATAATATTATGAGGACTGCATTAACACATTGCTTTTTTATAGTACTAACTTTTCTCTTTGCCTCTTGTGGATCATTGCCAAAGCCTTACTCTTATACAGGCATTCTTGATTATTCAGATTTTACTCGAAATGGCATATTTGTAACAGAATCCCCTACGGTTAATTTTGATTATACTCCTATAGGAAGTTTGGTTTCTAAATCTGAAGGTGGATATATAAATACGACCTATAAAGAGCCTGTCATAAGTGATTGTTTTACCGATATGATAAAAAAGATAAAATCATCAGGAGCCAATGGAGTTATAGGGTTAAAAATTAATTTTGATTACTTTAAAAATCAATACACACACCGTTTATCAAGCATATATGTTACAGGAATGGTAATTAAGTCAATAAATGAAATTCCAGTTGCAGAAGTGAGTAAAGATAACAAAGAGTATTTATGTGCTATAGAAGGTATTGGATGCTATGTAATTGATAGGCAAAATAATGGAATCAAAATACAGACGGAAAAGCTTCTAAACGAAGAACAAATTAGAGCTTTTTATAAGAAACATTCTTTTGGTGGAAAGATGTTACAATTCTTTTTAGGTTCAGAAAGAGAGGCTTACTATGGTATTTCTGATGGATTTATCATTGATTACAAAACAAATTCTTTTGTAAAGCTATAACATACATGAAAA